TAATGTAAGGGTAGAGCATGGAGCTATAGTAAAGTCTCCGGGGTACGCTGAGGTTATGGCTACCTGTCCTGTTACCCCCTACCATATTGTCCAGCTTAAATATGGTGCTGAGGCATATTGGATAATAGCCAGCCTTTCGTCTATACGAGTGTATAAAACAAGTAACAGCACTTGGTATGATATAACGAGAACAACAGATTCATCGACATATAATGCTACCGCTGATGAGGGGTGGACATCGACTGTTTTAGGTGGAGTTCTTGTGATGTCAAATGGGTTTGACCAACCACAGTTTTGGGCATTAACTTCTGGCGTACCATCTACATCTACAGTCATGGCTAATCTAACTAACTGGTCGGCTGGTGCTGGTGCAACTCATTATCCCGTATCTGTTAGGGCGTTTCGATCCTTCTTAATTGCGCTTAATCTAACTGAGGGGGGTGTACCTATACCACAAAAGGTAAAGTGGTCTACAGAGGCGGCAACACAAGCTGTTCCGGCCTCATGGGATGAGTCAAGCGCCATAGTAGATGCTGGTGAATACGAATTAGCCGATACAAAAGGGGCTATATTAGACGGCCTTCCGCTTGGCGACACCTTTATGATTTACAAGGATGATTCCATCTATAGTATGACCTATGTTGGAACTCCATTTATATTTGCTTTTAGACAGTTATCTCCTTCAGTCGGCGCTCTTGCAAAGAACTGCGTAGCTGAGTTTGATGGTGGTCATTTTATACTGGGTAATGGTGATGTCTATATAAACGATGGTCAGCGAGTAAAGTCTATCCTACCCCACAAGATAAGGGATTATATCTTTAGTGTTATAGATGGTGCTAATTTTGTAAGGTCTTTTGTGGTAGCTGACTATGGCAATACTGAGATGTGGGCTTGTTTTCCCACCCCAGAAAGTGCAAGTAATCAGTGCGATAAAGCAGTGGTTTGGAACTGGACGAGTAACGCATTTACTATTCGTGATTTACCAGACTTAGCTCATATTGGATATGGTACTGTAGATGATCCAAACTCATTTACTACTTGGGCTGCTGCAATACCAACATGGTCCAGTGCATTAGGAAGTTGGACATCAACATGGTCACAATCTGAGAATGTATTGGTTATGGCTTCCCCCACAGATACGAAACTTTATAGGAATGCGTCCGGAAATAAAGAAGCTGATTCAAATATGACATCATTTATATCCAGAACTGGTATGGCTATAACTTCCCAACAACAGAACGATCAGTCTACAGTAAAGCGTATAAAAGCTATCTGGCCTAAGATGGAAGTTACTGGCTCTGGAAATACGATTAATGTATATGTTGGAACACAGAACTCTACAGAAGAGGCAGTCTCTTGGTCCTCCGCTGTTGCGTTTAATCCAGATACTCAATCGAAGGTATCGGTCAGGAAAAGCGGAAAACTCTATGGGGTGAAGTTTGAGTCTACCGGAGACTTCAACTGGAGGCTGGATGGTTATGAGATAGAGCTAGATGATGCTGGAAGACGAGGCTCTAGGATGTCAACATAATGGCAACTTATTCTGATAGAATTGTAAAGTCTGTAACACATTATCAGCCGGGTCCGGTTCCCTTAGATAATGAGGGCTTGGGTACATATGTTGTTGATGAGCTTAAAAGATTGGGAGACATTATATTTAACCAAGCTACGTTTAGACTTGAGAGGACTCATAAGGTTCCAGATAAACCTAGAGAGGGTGACATGAGATACTTTGATGGGACTAATGCAGACCCACTAAGCACTGGTAATGAGGGTATCTATTACTTCAAGAAGGGGTCACCGGGCGCGTGGATATTTCTAGGTTGAAAGCTCAAATTGTACAGCCTGAAGATATTGCATACATCTGGGAACAGGTTGCACCTCTACTTGAGAGGGTAAAGGAGCATAGTGAGGGTGAGGCTGAACCAGATGACTTCTTAGAGCCTTTAACTCATGGTGATATGCAGTTATGGATAGTGACAGAGGATAAAGAAATAATTGCTGCGTTGGTGACTCAGATTGTCTCCTACCCCCAGAAAAAGATACTGAGGCTTATATCCTTAGCTGGCGAGGATTTCAATAAGTTTAAACATTTCCTAGATATGATTCAATCATTCGCCATAAAGACAGGCTGTACCGGGCTTGAGTTGTGGGGGAGAAAGGGTTGGAAAAAACTACTGCCCGATTGGGAATCTAACTATATTGTCTACACCAAAGACTTAAAACATAGGATGCAATAATGGTAACAACAGAAGAATATTTAGCTCAGATAGCAAGAGAGGAGGAGGCAAACGCGAGGGCGCGAGCAGAGGGCTATGAAAGCGCGGCCCATAAGGAAGCTCATGCAAATACAAAGGCGGGTAATGCTGGTGTTGAGGGTGGTGCGGCAGAGAGGGAAAGACAGGCGAATATACGGGCTGCACAGGTTACTGACCCACGTACTGGCCTACCTTTTGCTAGTGCTTCTGATATGGAAGCATACGCAAATGAACAGTCACAGAAGGTCTTTAATCCAGCTACTGGAAAAAATTTTACAAGTGCCGCTGACTATGAAATTGATGCAAATAGACGGGCGCGGCTGGCTGGATACTTAAATGCCGCTGACTATGAAAGCGGATTGCGAACGCGCTCTGACGCCCCATTCGTAGACCCTAGAGATTTGCCGTCGGAGCCAATCCCACCCCAATTTGCCATAGATACAGCGAATGACATTAAGTGGAATCCTGACCAGCCAGATCATGTAGACTACGACCCCAACTGGCGTGATAACTATCCCAGTGGATTTGATGTTCATGGTAATCCTATAACTGAGGCTGTTCAAACCAATGATGTTAAAGGAGGGGATGGGTCTATAGATTTACTTGCTTATAGACCCGGATCACAAAAATATTGGGATACATATCTACCGAAAAAATCGGGGCTGCTTAGTATGAATCTTCCCCCACCGGAATATTCACTTGCTTATGCGCCGGGAGAATTTTTATATCCTAATACCTATAGAGGAGTTATGGATGCGGCGGGGGATCAGATGCGTAATCTTCCCGGTGGTAAGTGGAGATACGCAACCGTTGGCGCAGAGGGTTATAAGAAGGATGGTACTCCTAAGCAGGGATACGGAGGCGCTTTGAATGCGCCCGGATGGGGTACTACGGCGAACCCAATGCCTTGGCAATTTACATCGCCAGCAATGAGAACAAATATAGCCCGTCAGCCTTGGAGTGCGAAACAACTGAATATATCTCCGGCACAGGGGGAGGTTTGGCAAGGATTATTATCTGATTTAAGTGGGGAAGGGTCTACGGAGGCCACATCACTTTTGGGTAGCCTTCCAGTTAAATGATTAACTACCATCTACAAATTAAGCGGAGATAGAACATGAGCGGCGGATTTACAACAGGAATTACAAGTGAAGGCCCGTGGAAAGCCCAAGAGGACTACTTAAAAAGAGGGTTTGCTCGGACTGAATCGGCCTATAAAGGTGGCCCAGCCCCCTATTTCCCCGGAAAGACCTTGGCAGATTTTGATCCAGCACAGAAAGCGGCTCAAGCTAATATCTTAGGTTACGCAATGGGACCACGCCCAGCGGCACAACAGGCTTTAGCTGAAAGACAGATGGGCAGAACTTATGATTGGGCATCCCGTATGCCTGAGATGGCTGCTCAGGGGCTGAGGGCAACAGGCCCAACCATGCAGAATATGCTGTCTGGAACAGTTGACAGGGGTGCGGGAACACCTTACGGAGACTTAGAGACTGCCTATAAAGACTCTGTTATTAGCCAGCTTACCAATCCTACCACGGGCGTATTACCCGGAATCAGAGCAGGGCTTGTAAATTATCAGCCCGGTGGAAGTACCCGTGGAAATATGCTACAGCAACAGGCTATCGTTGACGCAATGACTAAAGGGTATGCCCAACCAGTGGCTCAGATGTATGGGCAGGCTTATCAACAGGCTCAAGCTGGTAGGCTTCCTGCCGCCCAAGCTATACAGCAGGGGTATGGAGGTATAGGCAGCGCTTATGGTCAGGCCGCTCAGACAGGCCTAGCAGGGATGCAACAGTACCCCGGCCTGATGGCAGCCCCGCTATCAATGTATGGCGCTATGGGCGATGTAGGAGCGCAGAGAAGGGCTATGGCTCAAGAGTCTATCAATCAGGCTATGCAGAAGTACGAATATGGTGCTACGGCTCCGCAGACGGCACTTCAGAATTACATGGCTGGTATATCTGGCGAGTACGGAGGCCAGCAACAGGCTAGGCCTAGCGCTCTTCAGAGCATGGGTCAGATTGGTTCATTTCTAAGCGGGTTAGAATAATGTCGAATCCATTTGATGTCCTCATCAATCCTTTTAAAACCTTTGGAATGACAAACCCATTTTCAATGGGAGCGTCTAAGGAGGAGGAAAGGTTGAAGAATATGAGGGACTATAAAGATGGGGTTGTTAAGGAGGGCAATGAA